TCCTTTCTCCTGACCTGTAGGGATAACTGCCTTAATGTCGCGTAGGTCAACTACGCTAGTACCGAATGAGGTATCCGTTACAATGCCGAGCGTACCATCAAGAGTGAGTTCAAACCAGCGCATGTACTGGGGCCACCAATACTTACGCATGACAACATCAAACACCTGCGTGAGAGCTTCCATGACGCGCGGCTCAGAATATGTCTGAACGCTCGTGCCAGGAACCTCACCGACAGCGTGGATAACTCTTTCGGTCAGTGTTAAGAATGTCTGTGTCATGATAGAGTGAGAGCGGACTTTAACTTAAAGTTGCTAAAGCCCGCTCTCCTTCTCCTGCTACACGTGTCGAATGCCGTGCAGTCCACCGTTGCCGGTCGAGTTGTACGAAGGATCACCGACCATAGCGACGATAAGCTCAGTCGCGTCCGCTGTCTGGAGAGACTCATACGAACCTCTCGGGTCCAGCGTGGTTGTGGTCTGAGGATCAGTCGTAACACCTTGGACAACCTGGGTTGGAGTAAGCTCCACCCCGATCTGGAGAACGCCACCTGAGTCGGCGTCAGCAACAACGATCTCGATGTTATCGTTCTTTCTGAACCTATTCAGAGTGCGGTATCCAGCTGTGGTAGGCGCGTCAGTTGCCTTAAGACCTGCCGAGTCTGACGTATCGAGAGTGATCGTCAAACCGACAACGGCAACCGTTGCGAGTTCCACCGTGATAACCGGGTCAGTCGTCGAACCGACTGGCATACCCGGATTACCAATCAAGCCCTTGACGTAACCTGGGCAAGGTGGAATCACGAACCAACCAGAAGGACCGCCAGCGACAGCCGCTGCTGACGAGTAGGTGTACTGAATGAAGTCACGTTTGAAGAGAGGCACGAAAGCACCGGCTTCCTTTGCCCACATGACGTCACCCTTGTACGGGAGGCCCACACTATAACCAGTACCAACGTCTGCCGTGATAGTGTTAGATGCGGCAACGACAACTACGGCTTTCCAGAGGCGCTTGAAGATTTTGTTTCCGTAGATGATACCAGTCGAACCGTTGACGAAAGAAATTCTTTCGGTCATGGGCTGACCAAGATAGTCCCACCCATAGATATCGAAAGAACCGGCTGCGCCTGAGTCACCGCTTGGCGTCACACGGACATTTCGTCCATATGTGCCATCAAGCGCGGTATTAGCGCCTGTCTCAGGAAGAGTGATAGTACCGGCAGTTCCGTCAGCGTCGAAGTCGTTGAACAGAATGTCTGCGTCAACGGCGGCAGGGGAGCCTAGAGAGAACACACCGACCCCGTTTGCGAGGTCTGCGTGCATCTGCATTTTGGGCACGTAGTTATTGATGCCCGCAGGGAAGTAGTTCTGTGGTCTAAGCATAGCTATCCTCCTCCACCCTCTTCGGTAAACTAATCTTACCGTCGAAGTTTGGAACAGCAATCGGCCCTGCTACCGCTTTGACATAGTTAGCTACATCTGCTTCCATGTTCTCATACGACTGTGCAGGAGATTGGGAAGGATGAAGCGCCATGCCATCTGCGGCCATCGGCCGGGGCTTCTTGTTCAACCGATATCGCGCCAAGTCCTCAGCATTGCGGATGCGAAGGTAATGTCCAGCGGGGAACATCACCAGATAACCTGCATCCTCTTCTGCCTCGTAGGGCGAGATACGGCCGAGCTTACGGTCATAGGTGTACTTTGTCACCTTGACCTTACCTTCGAGCTTCCTCACAACGTAAGGGAGCCTCGGGCCTTCGAGTTTGCCTTTATTGGCCATTAGATCATCACCTTTAAGTTAAAGTTCTACGAGTTGATGACTTTTGCGTGGGTGCGGTGCATCTTCCAAGAGCACAGCTGACCTTCCCACACAACGCGACGGCCGATAGCATCCACGTTCCAAGGAGCGACAAGCTGCTTGACCTTCATATTGACGCCAGACAGAATGTGCAGCGTCAGATACTTATGGTTGAGGAAGTAGACGATATTAGCGTCGAGCTTCTCGTCAAAGATCAATGGCGTACCTTGGTGGGTAGTACCAACGATGCCAAGATTGACGAGTGCCTTGCCAGTTCCAGACTCGTTGAGCTGAATCTGTTGCTTATCGCGGGCAGCGGTTCTATGCAAGCGATAGATATTCCGTCCTGCGAAGATGCAATCTGGCTTCTCCGTGCCGCGCGTCAAGTCCATGATGATATCATCGAAAGCTTCCTCGATGTTGTTCGCATCCAGGTTGCCGTCGAAGTCATAGACCGATGGGCGCCACTGGGATTCTGTCGCGAGGGATATACCTCCAACAGTCCCGGTTGTCGGATCGTCCGGGATAAGGTTCGGGAGCCCGTTCGGGTCCGTGCCTGAGCCGGTCGAGACAAGATAATCGGAGAACTTCTCTTTGATGCTCTCATCCAGCGCCTTGATCTTACCTTCAAGAATCTTGAAGATGACCGCGGTGCCTTTGTTTTCATCTTGCTCTTGATCCGATATGATAACGGTTCCCACGACGCGAGCCATTGTATACTCGACCGTGGTGAACTCGTTAGTTTGCGCAACAGGCACAGGATCATAGTATTCCATGCTCGTTACGTTCGGGTTACGTCCGACGATGAGAGGATTGGTGATAGATGGTCCACCGTCCTCGGTCACGACGCGCTTAGTCGCAAAGAGATATGCGTAGACTGCGTTCGAAAGAGCCGAAGCTAGCATCAGTTTCTTGCGGCTGCGGTCGAGCATCGCGTGGACAACTGTGTCTAAAGCTGCCATTTGATTTGACCTTTGTGATTAAGAGCACAACTTTATGTTAAAGTTGTTTCACTCTATGTCGCCGTAATCTCTGATGACGCTCTTGAGAATATCCTTAAACTCCAGATCAACAGAAGCCGGGCTATCATCAATGCGTCCACCGTCTGCGGGAACGCCAGCGCGGGCTCGTCCGGCTGGCCTACCAACGGGTCTTCGACTCTGTTGACGCTCGGTTATGTTCTTGCGTAACAGGTGGTTTTGGAGTAATAGCCACGCCCCCTCCAGATTCAAATGACTGAAGCGGGGGTTCTTAAGGATTTGACCGATAACCGGGAGATACTGCTGTGCTTGTGGATTACGAAGCGTAAACGTCTGTATCTCCTGTTCTACTGCCTTCCTTGTTTGTTGTTGCTTCTCGCTTTCTGCAAAGCGGTCATTTAGTGGCTTGAGTGAAGCTTCGATCTTCTTCGTCATATCGGTGACGATTACACTAGGATCGAAAGCAGCTCCACCTGCACCAAGTGGTTTTATATCTATACCACGTTGTACTGCTCTTGTCAACAAATATCTTAATGCGTCCAGCGCTTTCCCATTGTCCTTGAACTGCGCTGCAAGGTGTAAAAACTCCACTTGTTCGTCAGGACTCAGCCCGAGTGACTTACCCACGTCATCGCGGCTATTAACACCATTAAGCTGACCTTGCAAAGAAACAATAGCATCGCGAGCTTGATGAAGTAATCCATCACGCTGTTGAATATCTCTCTGTAGATTAGATAACGACTTCTTTGCATTTACGGCATCTTCGTAGAATCTTCTCGCTGCTCCTGCTGGTGCAACGATCTTTCCGGTCTTGGGGTCAATAAGGTTTCCGCGCTTATCTGCTTTAACCTTGACTTCAATTCCGCCTTCATCGTCCTCCTCTCCTTCCTCTTCTCCCTCTTCATCCTCAGATTCTTCTTCTTCTCCTTCTTCGCTCTCTTCTTCATCGAGATCGTCTTCTGTGATCTCTTCCTTATCGTCATCGTCACCATTTTCCCCTAAGATGTTGAGGATATCGTCTTCAGCCTCTTTGGTAACGTCACCTTGCCTGGGTCTGGCCATTTCTTGCTCCTGTCATATAGGGTGCTAGGGCTTGCTTTGGATCAACGCCCTGTTTTACTTGCTGTAGGACTTTCGCTTTCTCTTCGGTGGGTAGTCCTTCGAGTTTCGCTCTCATATCTCCACCAGCGCCGTCTTTTCCGTCTCCGCTTTCTGGTGCGGGTTGTCCACCTTGATGTTCTGCTCCTGCGCCTGTTGAAACTCCTCTTTGTAGGTTTGCTTGAATCTCTTGTGTGATGCTATCCCAGTCATCTGAGGTAATCTGAATCTCAGGGAAAGCACTCTGCATGAGCTTTAACACTACACGCAGAGTGCTTCCCGGAGCGGCGCGCGCAAACTGTCCGAGTGATTGCGCGATCTGCACAGCCTCCTTCTTTTTGTACTGACTGGTAGGTTTCTCTGAGCTACCAGCAGCCACCTTTATGTTAAAGTTGGCGTTTAATTCAGCTATGGGCATGTTCTTCCAGATAGGCACGAACTTCTCACCAACTAGACCTTTAATGTCATCTGCTGAGAAGCGCGAAACCATAATCTCGGCCATGCTCCAAGCTACGTCCTCGACGCAAGCTTCGATGGCATCGGTTCTGTTGCTTACACGAAGCTGCGCGGCCGACACATACGCCTGTACAGCATCTTCTGTCGTGTTCGTTTTGAGTTGCGCACCGCGTAGAGCATCCGTAACTGACGAAAGGCGATCAATCGACGAATAAACTGGCGCCTTGTTAAACAGAGATTCGTAGTTAATACTAGGCGGCGCAAGCGCCTCCATAGCATCCTTGATTGATAAGCCCTCATCGATGTTGATGCCCAAGATGTTCTCACCGACGCCAGTCTTGAGGTAGTTCGCAATCTTCTTTGCATCATCGGGTTTCAACTTGTTGGAGTTATACACGAGAACATTAAAGACAAGACGCCGGATACGACGAACCTCAGCGTTGATCTGGTTGATTTCGTCTTGTTGATCGAGATAGAAGCTCGTCTCTCCGGCGGATACTACTCCACCAGTACTCGGATAGAACTGGATGAAGTAGTAAGGGAAGAACCTCGATAACTTCAGGTCATCGTTCCAAGCCCATACCGGCCAAGACCAGTCATTATCTACAAAGAGAAAGATTTTTCTCGTACTCCTGTCCCAGTAGTAGAAGCACTTGGTCATGTTCTGGTAGATATAGCTCTGCCGTTGCTCGTCCGTGTGCGAGGTCTTAGCCTCAGTACCTTCCTCGATGGCTTCTAAAACTAAGCCTAGCGCGTCCTCTCGCGAACCAGCACCATCAGTCTTGATCTTATGGGTAGGTTTGTAGAGAAGGGCTCTTTCTTCTCCATCGACCTTCTTGGTGAACCGGGCGTTTAGATAGTCTGTGGCGATGTAAGTCTCTTCTAGCATCCAGTTAGCGTCAGAGCCATCTTCGTTCTCAGCGCAAGGATCAATTATCAAGTTTATGGGAAGGACATTCGTGAGCTTAAAACCACCTGGCTCCATCCATTCCATATTAGTCTCAAGCGCCATCATTTGGCCCTCAATCTCTTTAACTTCCTTAACGTCCTTAGCTTTCTCTAGCTTACCGAAAAGCTCATCCATATCTAGGTTAGCTTTCTCTAAGCTATCGTCCTTAGATATGAAGTCGAGCTTGATGATACCTAGATTAGTCAACTCTGCATGGAGAGCCGCCTTCTTCATGCGGGGCTTGAGGTTCACGCCCTGCGGCTGCTTTTTGTTAAAGAGAGCGTTGATAGCACGAGACAGAAGCTCAGTGAACTCTTTATCCTCGTCTTGGTCAGTGGAGAATTTAACATCAGGATTTTTAGAATAGATCGCAGGGATCATGACCGACGTATTGGAGAAAACAAGATTTTCGTAACTATCCCCTTGACGGAACGTCGTAGGTCGCCGCTGAGTTTTGAATACATCATCCCGAACTTGATTGTGGTTATAGTATCGGTAGCACTCATCCCATGCTTGGCGCACAACCTCCATAGCTGTGACCGCAGCTTGTTTTCTTCTTTCGACATTTTTACCATACGCTTTCGACACACGAATGCCCGCGCTGCCAATTGCTTGCCACGCAGGGACTTCTTTCACTTTCTTGGGCGTAGGTTCCTCACCCATATCCGTGAGGATAGATTCCTCAGCTTCTTCTCTAGTAGCCGGTATCTTGGCCATCAGGTAACTCCGGGATAGTCTGTTGTTCTAGTAGAAATTTCTCTAATGCAGATTTAGCAGAACTTACATTATCATGTGTAGCACCGTCGTAGATGATAGCTTCAGATGCTGCCCGGCCTATCGTGGTATCTGCAAAATCGTGGAGGCCAGGATCAGATGGGTCCATACCGAGTGCCCGCGCAAGAGCGCCCGCATGACCTTCTGCCCAAGCTTTGCTCCATCCGAGTTTAGGCATCCTCGCGCGAACTGCGCCTGTGCGCGGATCACTAGGTGGTTGTATATCAGAGTAGTCACCTTGACCGGGGACCATCTGACCTGGACCAGAATAAGCTCGGGGCATCTACTTTCCTAACTTTAAGTTAAAGTTCATTCCAGTAAGTCTGGTGGTGTAGTGACAAAGCTCTTCACGTAGCTGTCGAACGCCTGATGAGACATATTCAGGTTCTGATCGGATGGGCCTTCATTCATGAGAGCTTGTCCGAGCGCAAATCCAGTGTTCGTGTCTGCGAAGCCATATGTCATTTCTTTGATTGCCGCTTCGTCAGCGGGATAATTATGACGCTGTAAGACTTCTGCTGCAACATCATGCAGAGAACGGTAAAGCTCCTCTCCTACAGCATTGATCTTTTGCATGTCCCCCGGAACCTGGGTAGATTGTAGTTCATCCGGAAGTTGACCGTGCTTCCTAACTGCTGGCTTCCATGGATCGATCTCGCCATCCACGTAGTCACCCATTTGTACCTTATCGAATCCCATGACTTTAACTTAAAGTTGAGAGATAGAGGATTTCTCCTCTATCTCCCTTCTTTCCTCTATCGTGTGTTAGCTGAGATAGCAGCAGCCAAATTGTCCGTGGACCCACGGAGTGAATCGGCTAGTGCCTGAAGTGCTGCTGGATCGACGGTTTCGCCTGAAGATGCGATTAACTCATCGATCTTTGCAACAAGCCCTTCGAGGGCAAGTCTTGCACTCTCATCCACAGAAGTGTTGCGGGCAACCTCTGCGGCTAATGCGTCAAATTCTGCTGCCATTAGAATCTCCGATGCTGTTAGGTTGATTAGTGCATTTAGAACGGCGTCCAGTTTCTTCTCAATGTTAACCAAACGGGTTCTATCTGCTCCAGAGAAGGCCATTAGAACACCCTTTCTCTGATTGCATTCTCGTCTACTTCGTGCCAGAACATCCATGCAGGGGCTTTAGTACGATTCACCTGAATGATATCTCCTGGCTTCGGGCGGAAACTAAGCATGTACTTGATTGTATCTAGGGCGTGGTCATTTCTGTCAATAGGCCGATCCTCCTCTTCTCCTTGCGGGTTCTTCTTCCAAAAGTAGTTACCGAACTCTTCTGGAATGAAGGTGAGTTCGTCGCAGAAATAGATAAGACTACTCTTCGAGTCCTTATCTAGTCTAGGCATGTTGCTATATGTGTTAAGATATGCGCTCACTTTAGCAATTCCGCTGTTAATTGAATTATCCGAGGGCCGCATCTTAATAGAATAGTCCCCTTCGTACTTTTGGGCAATTGTTGTTCCGAGCGACTTATAACCAGGCATGACCTTTCGCCTAAATAAGTCTGGATCAGCGCAAATAGGGGCTTCGATATCAATAAGCCCAACATACTTAGCTCTGATCTTTCTGATCTCTCTGGCTTGGTCCTCAAAGCTCATTTCCTTCTTATAGAAGCCATCGACTACAAAGACACGACCGTATTCATCGACGAATGATAGAAGATAACAAGAGGGTACGGCCATGCCAAAGTCATAACCTTCAAGTGCGGTGATCTTATGTCTTCCGGCTGAGCGGAGTTTATCGAGGTAAGTAAGGATGAACTCACGTGGGAGCATATGAAGCTCTTCCTTAAAATTTGGATATACCAAGCCTTCATAAGATGCCCATTTACCCAACAGAAACCTGTCCCGCATCTGCCCAGTAAAGGTATCTTCAATTCCTTCAATGAAGTCCGCAGGGAGATTGTCAATGTTCTCATAGGTTGAGCCCTCAAAGAGTTCTATGATGGGCATGTTACGCCGACGATCGTACATCAGATGCTCAGTCACGGTCCCTTTGGCTAGATAAAGGTGGAGAGGTTTAATAACTCTCCGATAAAACCAATTAGAAGTAGGATTGCAAGTGACGATAAGCCACCTAGGACCAGTAGGAGGCATATCATTAGCAGTCCCTCGATAAGGAGTCGTACCACGTAGGCGTCCCATTAGGTCAAAGAAGTCTTTCTCTACGATTCCTGGGTCTTCGATCTGATCTATGCCGATCAAATCATATGTAGCTGAGAGCAAGTTGCTAGTTGTCTGGCCATCCTCAGCAGTTTTTCCTCTCTGTGCGACGTATCGAAAGTTAATTGTCGTGCCGTTGTGTAAATACAGCGTGTTATCGTCTTTTGAGGGCCATCTGCGCACGATTGACTTCGGTATCCACTTATAGAACTCTTTGCGTAGAGTATCGTTAAGTTTCGGGAAGGTTTCGCGAGCAAGAAGCATATTAGCGCCAGGATAGTCGTCAGCAACTTGAATTGCCTTAATTGACAAAGCTGCTGTCTTACCATTTCCGAAAGCGCCTCCGTAGACTTGAATCTTAGCGCGAGATTTGTTGAATCTGTACGCAAGACCGTCCTTGTCCATGTTATATGTCGGCATTTCAGAACTTTTAGTTAAAGTTATTGATTATGTTTGCGTCTAGATGCTGCTGATCGAGGATAACGTCAGTGCAGCCGTGATGGTCGAGAGCTTTTAGCGCCGCCCAAGGCTCTGCCATGCCCGCTTCGATCAAACCATCGTACATAGCGGTACACTCAGAGACTAGATTTCTCAGACGCGCGTAGCGCACGAGTGTCTCTCTCCATGAGAAGTTCTCATCGCGACGGATTTCGATACCAACGCGGGTGGTATCCTCAATCGCAGAGATTATGGGGGACTCCACGCTGCTGCAACTCCTGCTCTCGCTACATTGTTCGTGCTATCAGCTTTGACATTGTATGATCCAGCGGTAGAGGATATAGCTGCACTTCCTCTTGATGCGCCAAGGTCATGATCGTAGGCTTCGTTTGCGTTGTTCCAAGAGTTTGAGTTATCGTTAGCTCCGGCAACGACATATAACGCGGCTCCATCTGTAGGCACGGTTATGTTATTAAATTCTATTTGATTATCAGAGCTTGCAGTCTCTTCCTCTTCGTCAACATTAGCGGTGCTGCCGCCAGTACCACTGAGACGGAAAACTCCTATAGATACATTATCGTCTAAATTGGCGTCAAAGTCAACACTTATATCTGCGGTGGTGCCTGATGCAACTGCGCGACAATTTATGCGTGCCTTAGCTCCATTGATGTTTGTTGAGACAATATGTGTGGCATCTGAGCCATCGATTTCGAAGTCATCTACAGAGGCGTTTGTATCAAACCACGCGACAGCTACGCAAACGACTCGATCTGCTGCGGCAGAACCTATGAAGGCGTTGTTGAAGTCTGCATGGGTTGTTCCGTTACCTGTGCGCGTGTTATCTGTTTCTATCAACGAGACAGGAGAAGATGATGAGCTAGAACTACCAGAGACGTATGGATTTATCGCTATCCATGAAGATAGAGATAACGCTAGAGTGAAGAGAAGAAGAACTTTAAGTAAAAGTTTCATGGATGCGCCTCAAGTTCTGTGATGCGCTTACGGAGGTTCTGTATCTCTACGATGAGATACGGAATAACCTCCTTCGCCTTGAATCTCCAAGGCTCCTTTAGTGGATCATCCCCGCCCTTCTTGACAAACTGTGGTGCGACTTCATAGAGTTCCTGCGCCTTCGGTCCAACACCGGGCTGACCCTTTATGACCTTAGCGGCAATATCAGCATCGGTTTTCCATGTGAAGTCATAGATTTTAATTTGATCGAGAAGCTCACCTACCTCAATCTCTGACTTTAACTTAAAGTTCTCTTTCAGACGCTCATCGGAAGTGTCGTCAACACCATCGTCTACACAGGTGATGGGCACGAAGTGAGCGTCATTTTCAAACGTGCAGGTAGTTGACGCGGTGTTAGATGCTGCAGAGACAAACGCTTTGAAGTG